TCACACACTGCACGTACCTCAAGATACCAAGTATCAAACATCGTGCCGTTTGCCAGTGCGTCCATTTCTGATTTGCGAACACCGAACTCAATGCCGCACCAGAAGACGTGTATTGTACGTAACCAAGTTGTCATTGTGGTTCCTTTGCTGCAATTATTTCGTCAAACTCTATACTAAAAGCACAACGCTCTACCGACCCATCTTCAGAATGAATAGCAGGGATATACACCTCAAACCAGTAATCACCAGCGTCATCCCCATCCGCAATAATGGAAGCGGAACAAAATGCTCCATTACTGTATGTGCCACTCCATTTCAGGAGCAACTCGTTCAAATCCGCACGAAACTGCTCCTCGGCATTGTCTGTTTTTTTTAGCATTGTGATTACGTCGTCAAGTGTCTTCATATCACTCATTGGTTATTGTGCAGGTTATCTCGCTAATGATCTCACTCTTAACTATCTCCAGTGCGGTAATGCCCAGAGTAGGAGGTAATCCACTATTGCGGCAAATGGCATCCAGTGTGGAACATAACTCTTCGAGGGTGAGTTCTTGTGGTTCGTCGGTATCGTCCAGTATGTTCATGCCCCGACAAATGTGGAGGTATCAGAAGATGTCAATTATTTATTCAACCACCTGAATATTAAACTTACCTGACCGCAACTTCTTTAGCTTGTGGAGTCGGTCAGCTTTCTTCTGTGCTTCCTTCTCCTTCCCCATGCCGAGTTGCCAGTATATATTCTTACCCGCAACAGGTGTCAGTTGAGTGCTATGCCAATCTTCAATCCTATTACGTTCACCCATGTGTAAACCCACGATATCAGCTGCTGGATAAGTGATAAGCTGATGAGGAACAAGAAGATCTAGTGCAAATGAACCAACCCTCATTTTTTGTTGATATGGGTTATCAGTATCAAACATGTTCTTGCTTTGGTATATCTGGAACCTATTGATACCTGTGAGTGTTTGCGTCATGCTCTCAACCGCACGATCTGATAGCGTCACATCTCTACCTAGAATGAAATCCTTGAGTACCGTGGTTCCCATTGTAGTCCCTGAGAATAGTGCCACGTACGTGCCATACGTGCCAACCGCTTCCGCAAACTCACTTGGAGATTTAGCCTTGCGTATATCAGCTATCAACTCACTACGCATGAAGTTAATGTGTCGCAACATGAATGACTTCAACGCATACGTAAACCTTAAATTTGGGTTCTTCAGATACGCTGTCGGCATATGTACGGAATTGAGCGGGTGTATCTGTGTGATCTCATTGAACACTGCCTGTGATACCAGCGGATCGTCTACATCACCACGCTGCAATGCTGCAACTAAATCATCATACTTCTCACCAAAAATCTCCTTCTGTTTACGCTCCAACTTGTTACGCAACTTACTACCATCGGGTGCATTGGCCCACTTCCTTAGTCTCGTATAGTGCGTGTTGGTTCCAAGTGACTTCATTGCTATATCTAGTTTCTTGAACGCAGCCCACTTGAGTGATTTATTAAGCAAGACTTGGGAAAATCTATTCCACCTCTTTGCTGACTTGATATTGCCTTTAAGGTCTTTAATCCCCTCACGCAATCCATCACCAGTAGTCAGTATGTCGGCGGCGATGCGGTCTTTACCATAACGATCAAAACCAAACTCCAGCTTGCGATTCCTGATAGCATCCTTGAGTGCCGTACCAAAAGCAGCAGGATCTTTACATGCCATGATTGCGAGGTCAGGCACCTGGCTTAACGTACTAATTGGATTACCAATGGTTGCCGCATAAAATAGATTCTTGTAAGCATTACGTGCATCCGATGCTGTGCGTCCACTATTAACAGCAAAGTCATTTAGCAGGTTCTTTAGCTTACGCATATCAGCAGGATCTGGGACTAACCCCTGTGCACTCATCTTCTCTAGCATCTCATCAATCGAACTACCAATAGATTTCTCTATGATCCTCCCATATACTTGAGGAGGTACATTGTCAGCGGACTTACCTAAGAAAGTATTCATATTGGTACGCTCCACCACACTGCCTACATACTGTGAAAATGCGTCTCTAATATTCTCATATGCTGGCATGTCATCCACATCAAAGTCGTCAATCTTCCTGCGGTTCATATAGCTAGGACTGCTACGTTCCTGTTGACGCACCACCTCCGAGTAGATTTCCATCTTCTCTGCCTGAGTCGCCCTTGCACCGATCTGCTGCTCGAACTCATCAACTGCTGCCTTAAATACATCATCCTCTGTGTAGCCACGAATCTTACGCAGCAACTCCAGATCCTTTACTTTGGTCGGGAAGTAATTAGGGCGGTGCTTTATATCCACACCTGCGTACTGTGCATTGAGTAACAAGTCATCCAACACATCCTCCACTTCCTTATGTGCCTGTTGTAACGCACCTGCTTGCCCTCCTTGTGATGGTGTTGCTCTGTTAAAGGCGGCATACAGTCTTTGTCTGTCACCACGATGCAGTGCTACCACTATCTCATTAAGGTCATCCTGACTTATTGCCTTTGATTTCCATAATGCGTCCAGTGTTTCAAAGAATGGATTTGCTCTATGGATATAGTTTGATGCGTCCTCTAAATTCCTTCGAGCTACACCCTGCACACTATTCCATGCCAGTGGGCTAATGTCTTTGATGCGTTGATCGTGTGGCTTGATTAAATAATCAAATGGCTTGAGCGATGGCAACAACCCTTTAGCTTTACCCATCTTATCAACCAAAGCACCACGGGGGACTGGCATCATAAATCCGAGCAGAAAACCTGTAAATGGATTGCCATCGTTCTCTTCTGCGGTCTGTGCTCCGAGATAACCCATACCTGTACGAAGTCCAAGTTCCCTTGTTGCCAGTTTACGCAGTTCTTGGAAGTCACCAGTGTACGCATTGATACCCAACACTGAGCCAGGGTATGCCTCTTCTGCCATACGCTCATACTTAGTCAGCTTGTCACCTGTGTTATTGAGTAACTGCTCTTGCTTGAGTTGTGTTACCTCATCACGAATGCGGTTCCTCTCCTTCTTTGATGCACCCCTACGTTGCTGAATTACAGCAGTGCGATCACGTAACTCAGTAAGTCTATCCTCTATCTCTACGTTTCTTGCATACTCAGGTGTGACCGCAGCACTATCCCCTTGTGAGACTGGCGTGGATGTAGGCTCTTGGATTTGCCGTGCTTGCATAGCTTCTTGCAATCCTTCAACCTTTGATGGCGTAATGTCTGCTGGTTTTGGTTGCTGCTCCTGCAATAAGCGTTGTTGTGCTGCTTCTGCTTGCCGATAGTCGTCCGCTAGGTTTCTACCCGACATTGCACTCTTGGCCTCAGAAGTTGGTGGCCTGTCTTGAAACTGCTTTGCGAGTGCTGCGTTCTCTGGTGATACATCCTTGTACTTGCTCATGATCCCCTCACGAACTTCAGTCCATCCATCAGGTTTCAACTCGTCCAGTTGTTGTACCACATCTGCCTTCTTCATTCCCTTGAATGTGCGGTAACTATCAGTTGCCAGATTAAACACATTACCAAGTAACATTGCTTCCAGTCCTGACATGACCCTATTGGGATTCTCTGGAGATAGCACAAAGGTCGGTATGCCGTATGCAGCACCTAATGCGAACTCACCAGCACTGGTTGCTCCTAAAGCCGCAGGAGATACCTTCCAGCCTCCTTGTGCTCCAGCTTTAATAACCTGTGATAATCCCTTCTTGGCAAGTCCTTGGTACAAACCTACGCTTCCGCCGAATAAGCCTGCAACCTCACCTATGGTTTCCCATGTGCGGTTCTGAGGGTAGGCTACATGCTCCAGTGCTGTTGCTTTATTACGAGTCTCGGCAATCTCGTCATCTCCTTTTATCTTGCCTGCCAACCACACACCAAAGTCAGAGAATGGTCGGGTCACTCCTTCATAGAACTGCATCTGCCATGTTTCAGGGTCAGCAAAGTATTCTGGGCCAAGTTCCTCATGTGACTGGATCATATTATCCAGTGCTTTGCGGGCTTGTACCTTTGCCTCGTCCGCTTTATCTGATCCCCGCTGGTGTAGTATCCCACCGATTACAGCAAGACTACCCTCATCCAACTGACTGAGTTTTACATCACCTTTATCAACTGCATCATACAAACGCTCGATGCCCGTGTCGTATAGTGGAAGTTCTTTGATTTTTCGTTTCTTTAACCCAAAGCCATACTTCCGTCTGTCTTCTGTTTTATCAACCCAATCCATAGGTGAACTACCAATGGGATCATCCGTGCCATCCTGCTTGAAAACCAAATGGTTCGGTAGAGCCATGAATGTAGCCATACCTTCATCAGCGTACACCTCATAGAACGTATTAATGTATTCATCCTTGCCCGTCTTATCAAGAGAATCAAATAATCTAAGTTGATCCTCATTGCTCTCTAGGTAATTAATCAGAGCATCCTGACGTTTTGAGAGTGCTTCCTCCCTATTGGCAGCAGGTTCTTTTTTTTTTACAAATGAATTAAAGAGTAATGCCATGATTCTTACTGATTAAGATAGTTACGCATATTGGAAGTAGCCTCTTCTTTATTGAACTGCGTTGGTGTGGGTTCTGGTGTGACTGTCTCATTGGTCGGCATTCCCATGAGTTGGTCATTTAGATTGAGGTACTGCTGGATTTGCTTTGTTACCATTGGTGTTAACTTAATGGTGGATTTCTCCTTCTTGCCATCCAATAGGAACTCCAACTTCATTGTATTTTTTTTCTCATCAAATTTTACCGCATCACTACCGCCCTCTTTTCCAAGACGATACATTTCAGCTACAATCCTTGTGTTGAGTTTTGGTGTGATGAGTGAATCACCAAGATGTTTAACCTGTCCCTTGAGATCTCCGCTCTCTCCCATAAGAACAGATAAACGCTTGCGGCTTGCCTCCGCTTGTTGCTCTAGTGGTAGCTTGGCGATGTGTCTCTCTGCTTCAGTGGTTGGAACCTTCCGAGCATTCCCTTCTGTCATTAACCAGTTTTGGTAATTGGCGTATACCTGCTTACCCTTAGTGGTTGCCTGAATACCCTCTTGCTGAAGTTTCTTTAGTCGCATCTCATGCCAACGCTTCTCCTTCTCGAAGATAGCATCTTCCAGTATATCGGGTGCAATATTCTTGCCGCCTTGCTTTACGCTCACGTTACCATTGGAGTCAACCTGCACGAAATTACGTGCCTTCCTGACTTCTGCTATGCGTTTCTTTTCGGCGGTGGTTGCAGTCGCACCCTCGGTCATAGCCTTGGTGTAATCCCGTCTTACTTTCTTTTCCTCCTTCTCGTCTTTAATCTGCTCGGCAAGTGGGTAGAGTTCTTGCGTCTTCTTCTTGGTTTCTGTTTCATGTTCTACAGCTTTCGTTCTTGCCTGTATGCCACTTACATTGGCCCGTGCAATATTCAGTTCGACCTGTGCAAGTTCGGCTTGTAGTTTAGCTTGCTCTACAGGGTCAACTGCTTCATCGATCTTGTTCTGAATCTCGATCTTTCTGGCATTAAGCTTGTTTGCTTGCTCCAAACCAACTGCTTGTGCCTCCGCTTGTCGCTTCTGTAATGCGGCAACCTCGTTAGCAGGGAAGGCGGCCTGTATTGCTTCATTCCATTTATCTTGTGTTTCAGCGGACTTAAATGTTTGTTGAGATAACTTATTAAGTAACCCTATGCGGTCAGCTTGGTTCTTCTCCAGCTTAATCCTGGAGTCTTTAACCGCATCTGCTAATTCAATAATCTGCTGGTTGCGTTGCATCTGCTGCTCCTGTGCCTTGAACTGCTGCATACCGCTAAGTAATTTCATACCATCAGGAGTGAGTAGTGCTTTCTTATACACATCCACATCATCTACTGGTGCTTGGTCTCCTAATGCTTGTCGGGCAAACTTCTCGGCAATCGGTTCCAGCTTTGCACGTTCCTTCTTCTGCCTGTGCTTCTCCAGTACATCGCTTGCCGTTTGGCCTAAGTTCTGAAACGCCTGACCCCATGCCTGCCCTGCTGCCAGGATAGGTCGGGTGTCCACCTGTGCAAGTGGTGCTCCGTAATTCCCTGTGAACATTTGTCTAGCCATTGTGTCCTCCTTATGCGATACGGGTATCCATCCAGTAACGGATCATACTCTTGATTGTTGGCTTGTTGCTAATCCAGTTGGCAAACCTCTCACCATATTTGATATATAGATTGAGCAACCACTTTGGAGAGTCGGTCAGCATCCATGCACGGAACTGCAACCAGCGTGGATTATCTGAACCATATACTTCCCGTGCCACCCAACACATAAGTGCTGCTCCTCCTACTGTTCCTAATCCTTGGAAGAGTCCACTCATTGCACTACCTTGTGCTCCAGCTTGTGCCGCTGCAATGTTGGCTTGGTTGGTTGCTGCGTTCTGTATGTATCCCAGACCTGCTTCTGGGTTAAAGAATTGTGGGCCTGACTGCTGTTGTGTCTGCATTCCCATTTGTGCGAGTCCACCTGCTGCGGGTGCTGCTGAACTAGGTCTACCTAGAATCGCCATCATTGGGTCTGCTGCGGTCGATTGCTCTGCACCTAACCTCTGGAGTCCCATTGCCATCTCCTGCCCCTTCATGCCCATCTCAGAGCCAAGAATGGATTGTGCTTGTGCAAGGTTCTGTTGTCGGCGTAAGCGATTACCTTCTGTTACTGCTGTAGCTTCTCCAACCACTCTCCCGAAATCACGCATACGTCCTGTTGCGGCTCCAGCTTGTCGGCTTGCCTGCTCAACATCTCGTTGCTCTCTTGCTGATAGACCTTGTCCTATATTGCGTATTGCTTCACCCATTAGCATTTGGCGAGCAGTTCCAGTTTGAGCTAAGTTCCTATTCTGGTATGTAGATAAATCAGACAATGCACCACGAATGTCTCCCTGCTCACGGATTGCTTCTGTTGCCCGTGTGCCAAACTTCTCAACATCGGCAATGTCAGACTCCCGTTGCTGAGATGCAAGGTATGCCTGTGCCTGTTGCTGCATGGGAACCAACCCTTGGAACTCTTGTGTTTCTGGGTCGAATCCTGCTGTGCCGTATTTTGTTGCGGCGGCTTGTGCTTCCTCCTCTGACTTGCCTTCACTAATGGCTTGCTCATAAGCAGCAGGATCGTACTGCCGTACCTTTGTGCTGCCACCATATAAATCAAGGAGTCCACCAGACCTTGAGGCAATGGTGCCTGCCTCGCCAGTCCTTACTTCCTCTCTTGCAACGCCCCTTGGTTCATCAATGCGTTTCTGAAATGCAGCTTTAATTGCTTCTGGGTCATCGCCCTCATCAATGTACTGTAATAAACTTCCAGTGGATATATCTTGGTCAGTACCAGCAACAATCTTGCCGTCCTTCATAAGGTAGTTTTCGTATTGCTTACCGCCAAACGTACCTTCATCTTCACCCTTTGCGTAGTAGTAGCCACCTAGTTCGGCATCATCATACGGATCATAGACTGTCTCACGGATCTCGCCCTTCTCATCAAACCGCTCAATATCCCCAAGTAATCTCTGACCAATAAGATCAACTTCACTCTGTCCATATTTGGAGCGAATCCTCTTATCAATATCAGCAATCGCTTCGCCAAGTAACTGACCCTCTTGAATCAATCCCGACTCTTTCAATGCTGCCAGCAGGTCTGCACCAGCAGTCTCTTCACCAATCTTTGCTCCTGTTGCCATGCTTGCTTGTGCTCGCATTGCATCTGCCAACCCCTCGCCGTAGCTAGGTTGTGCAGGGTAATTTATGTCTCCGCCTCCCATATTAAATTCCTCTTAATAGTTGTTCTGTCTTGTAATAACGTAAAGGTTTGTTCTTTAAGTAGCGACTCCAACCAATATATGGCAACCTACATAAAGGAGTGAGGCTTAAGAATTTATCAAGGCATCCCTTCCCTACTGCGAACCGCACATAAAAAGCGTCTGGTTCCGCTACTTTCCACTGTGCGTCAGGAAGTCCTCCATCCCGTCTTACGGGTTTGCCCCACAACATGAAGTCGGGAGTGAGGAATACATATCCTTCGTGCATTGCATAATTGGCGATGTCTAGGTGTATGTCAATACCAACTTGCTCGTAGTATTGTTTCGCCTGTTCAAATATGGTCACTTGTTTAAGTAGATGATATTGTTGCCCCCAGTGATAAGACTTTCCAATCTGTCCCATCATGCACCACAAAACACGCAGACCCTGCGTCTCCATCTGTGCAGTACCCTATTCTCCCTACACTGCCCGATGGTGCTCCTGCTACAGTAAAAGTCTCTAAGGTAACCTCTGTTCCTGTGATAGAACCTCCAGTAATAGCAATGTTATTAGAGTCCTGCGTAGCTACGCTACCTAAGCCCAAATTGGTTCTTGCTCCCCCTGCTGTACTTGATCCTGTGCCTCCATTAGAGATGGCTAAATCCGAGCCATTCCAATCCCCGTTATTCACAGTGTTTTGGGTAGCTAAATCTCCTAAACCTAAGTTTGTCCTCGCTCCACTTGCTGTACTTGATCCTGTGCCTCCGTTAGAAACTGCTAAATCTGCACCATCCCAATCTTCGTTACTTACAGTGTTCTGTATGGCTAAATCCCCTAGACCTAAGTTTGTCCTGGCTCCTGCTGCGGTGCTTGCTCCTGTTCCCCCGTTGACGATAGACAGATCTACCCCTGACCAGTCAGTATTATCTACAGTATCCTTGGTTGAAAGACCCCCAAATGTGCTTGGGTCTAATGGAGCACCTACTGGTAATGGCATCTTAACTGACCTCTCTGCGTCCTAATTGTTCCTGCTGTGTTCCCGATAGACTTACGTACCTAAACTCTGGACTCCCTGCCGTTACGTCCACCTCAATATTGCAACTGTATCCACGTTGTCTTGATCCGTAATTCAACGCAAGGTCTTCTGTTCCTGTTGCTGTATATGATCCAACAGTCTTTGTAATGTCTGGGTCTGTGCTGTTGCACTTGATGGTAAAAGCATCACCAGACACAACATTGACTCCAAGCTTAACTCGCTGAAAGTGCTTAATTGCATTGGTTCCAAATGTGTAATTCCTTGTCTTTAACTTTGCAGTAATAGCTACTGTATCTGTCTCCGAATCACTGCCAACAGTCCGATTGGTATCATCCAGCCCAGCGTTTTCTTCCATCAAATACCACCCTGTCGGTAGTGTGGCAAAGAGTCGAATCTTCTGGTTGTAGATAATCTTCTGGAAGTTTTCAATCCCACTAGGATACGTGTCTTTACTGACCCATGCCTGATTGATGATGTCGTAAACAAAGACTGTGGTATTGCTGCTGTCAGTTGTCAGACGCACTGCTAAATAATACTTATTGTCATGGATCACTCCACATGCTGACTTCACTACCGATTCAGTGTAGTCGATATTATTGACCTGCTCCTGAATAGATTTACTCAGTGGCTCTGTTCCGCCTTGTAACTTACTGACAGTTAGACCCATTCCTGTAACGCTATCCTGTGCAGCCGATAAGGTCATCACACCCTCGTCACTTAAAAAGAAGATATAACCACCTCCTTGGGCTATTGAGCGTCTTGCTGCACAACCATACCTTGTGGTAATCGGATAGTTCTCACTGATCGAAGTGGCGTGAACATTGGTGAGCATTCGTATGCTCCTGCGATTAAAGACGATCAGGCTATTCTCTTGGTATGTACTGAATCCAACTGTCCAGTCTGCTGACCCCTGATTCATGTAGAACTCAGATTCAGTAGGCGTGACGTTGTTTGGTTCCAGTAAATCTGACCCTATAACTGTTTGTGCTCCCTTGACTGCTTGTGTCGGAGTGACCACATCAGGAGGTTGTATGCCCCATAGCCGATCACGAAAGTGAATGCCATAATCTGTTGAAGGGAACGCATCGCCTGTTCCTGCACCTCCTGCTTGTAAAGTTGCTGTGTTGCTAAGACTAACAAACTGACTATCCACCACATCGCCTGTCGCAGTAATCGTTCCATCCCATACCAAAGGTCTTGCTTTATATCTGAGGATGAACACCTGATTAAATCCCTGCACGATCGTAGGATTTGCCGTGCTGTCTACTGTCTCACGAAATGTGTGCTCACCATTTCCTTGTGTAGTAATATCAATCTGTGTGCCTGCTATCGCATCCGCATAGCTTGCCGCCAACTTAAACACAGTGTCAGAATCTTTTATGACATAATAGGTAGTGTTGATTGCAAGAGGAGATGGTAAAGTAAGGTCTGTTGTAACCTGCACAGCACTTCCTGTCTGTAAGCTATGTCCACCGCTCTTAGTAAATGTGTCGTTGGCTGTGCTTACGTCAGGGTGGTCAATGCCTACTGTGTAGTAATTAACGTACAATTGCTCGCTTTCATTCCAGAGAATGGCTTTGCGTCTTGTGGCATTAACGATCCACTCCTTATTCCCGTCATCTGGGTCACTATAAACTCCCGTCCCCCATACTTGGTCTGTGCCTGCATTGTAGCTATATGATGGTGAAATACCTGTGAGTCCTGCTTGAAAATCCCAACCTTTTCTGACTCTAGCTCGCTCTCCGTCCATACGCATGTCCTGTGCGTCCTGAACATAACCCTCACTCAAAGTCTCTGGCTCAAGGTAGCTATTGATACCCACGAAGCTTCTGTCCCCATCTCTTACGATAGGGTCATCCATCTGTCCGTATGTTCGGAACTCACTCACTTAAACCAATACCTTCCAATAATCCAAAGTAATCCCGCACCAATCAATGAGATCCAAAACATATTGCCAAGCACCCATATTACCGACTCTATCTCAGTCATTACCATGAGGTGCAACACCTCCTGTCATTGATGCGGCTGCTGGTCGTTTCAATCCCTGCACACTAATGTTCACACCAAACAATGGATTGCTGTGTGTGACGTGTGCTTTCTCCACGATCAGCATATTGTTCTCAATCTTGGCGTTGCTTGCCGAGAGAGACGTGCTGGTGATGTTCCCTGTGCGTGAATAATCAAACTGCTCAAACTCATATCCAGGTAGAGAGTTGATCGCATTATCAAGTGTAGAGCATCCAGTGAATGCAAATAAGGTCAGGCATAAGAGTTTCTTTTTCATGTTATACTATTATCAATTCGCTGTGCTTCTCGTCAAATTCAATCCGACTCGCTGGAACTTTCTTGCGTCTCGCATATTCGCTAATCGCCTGATCCAGTACATCTGTAGGTACAACGCTCTTAAAGCCTGTATGTGTCCCTACACGTACTCCAAGGTATACAAGGTATGCCTGCCATGACTTCATGTGTCCCTCAGCCATTACAGCATCCCTGAGCATGCCATCAGTTGCAGCATTGCCCGTTGTCCACCTTACTCTTAAATCATCATGTAAGTAACCAGACAATGGAAACTTCGCAGGGTTAATCAACCACCGCAAATACATTGGTACACTCGGCCCATCAGTCAACTTACCTGCTGGTACAGTCCAGATCGTTGCAGGGTCATCGCAATACTGGAACCGAACAGGCTCCAGTAATATCTGCCAATCACTACCTGCTAACTCTACGATACTAGGACTATCCAAAAATTTAGCCATGACTCTTGAGTTTGGATATAATGACAGCTAACTCCTGCTTTATCTCACCAAGTGTCCTTGATTGTCCTTCAACTAACTCGAATAGCTTATTGTTATTCTGGCGAATGTCGTCAATTTGCACACGCTGCACTTTAGTCTCTTCCTCCAGCTTACCAACCCTGTCATGGATCTTTTCACGAGATTGATTCGCAGACTCAGCACGTTGCGTTAATCCGACAACTTTAGTTTTAAGTTCGCCATAAGCCATAATCGCTCCTCCGATTACCGCCAAAGCACCGACTCCTGCGAATACTACATTTGCGTCAATCTCCATTATAGGATGTCAGGGTCTATGTAGTAAGCTGATTCAGGGTTACTGACTTCAGCTTGCCATTGTTCAGGAGTGTAAGCGGTGTATCCGTACAGAGTCGTAGGTTTATTGCCACAAAAACCAATGAGTCGCTCCGTGCCGCTTGCAACAATAGGTGGGTCAAGGATAACCTCACGCCCATAAGTGGCAGCAACTTGCTCCAAGTTGATGTTATCGTATTCCGCTACAGGAACAGTGCAGTATCGTTGTTCGTCGCTCATAATTTATGTGGGTACGTCAGTTGAAAAGGTTGGGCCGTTGGTGAGAGTTGCAGTGTGACCATTACCAGATGAGTCGGTGATACTTGTGCCTGTGCCTTCCTCAAATCTTGTCCAGAGAACAGGTGAATAGGATTTCAGATCTGCGGGTGCACCACTATTGTAAATGGCAGTGACTTGTGCTGCTGATAATACAGAGGTAAAAATTGCCGCTTCATCTATTTTGCCATTTATGTATGAACCCGAATACAACCTCCCTATTTCTATTGCGGCATCGTCAGCGGTAATAGTTACCGCTCCTAATGTGTCTCGTAATATTCCGTTAACGTAAAACTTAGTTTCTACACCGCTTTCTATTGTCACTACACCATGATACCATTGACCACTGCTAAGTGTAAATGTAGAATTTATTACAGTTGAACCATCATAAATATAAAGAACATTGGTATCACGAACCATAAACTGCCAATTAGTTCCACCTACATCACGCTTATTTACCAACCCCTGAAAAACCCCAGTAGTATCTAGCTTAAACCAGCAAGAGATAGACATATCGCCTGTCACCCTATTGCTTACAGTATCAGGTATGGTAGCATAATCATCTACACCATCAAAGTCAACGGAGTAGGTATTGGTGAATGCAGTGATTGCACCTGCACTTGCCGCACTACTCCCCGTACTTATACTGGAACAAAGATAGGGCATTATGGTTTTTGATAGGCGATTACTTCACCAGCAGATAGAGTGATAGTAGTAAAGTTTCCTTCAATTATCATCCCTTTAGGCAGCGTCGATGGCCCGCCTGTCGTAATGTCGCCTGTAAGAGTAGTGAATGCTGTGCTATCACTAATGCTTTGAATTAAAACCCATTCGCCTGTATTTACCGATGTGTCTGCAATGACATCCTTGTAGCCATATCCGTTCCTTACCTTAACTGCTGTGCTCATATCTTACCTTTGATTAAATGCGTGTACTGTGTGGTGTGTTGAAAAGTGTGTGTAAATATCCTGGCCTTGCTGACGTTCCAGCTTATCGAGTTCCAGTAGTAGAATCTGCTCTGCCTGTCTGTCTGCCATGCCGCCCTTATCGGCTTGTCCGTTGGCACGATACCAATCTGCCAGTGCTCCCTGCAAGACATATTCTGCCCAGACATAAGGAAAGTCCGTCTCTCCCACTGCGTAGTCATTCTGCGGGAATCTGTAAGTACACCATACTGGACTGGTGCTGCTGCGGTTGATGAGCAATGATTGCCCGTAGTCGCTCGCTTCATAGAGCACCCTGAATGGCACTTCTATTGGAGCTGCATCCTGTGTGTATGGATCTGTCTCCGTTACCCGTAGCATCTCTGCAATAGTGGAAGTAAAAACTCCAGGAGGGTCGTCGGAGTCATCAGACCCATGTTCAATGTAGGCAACAATAGTTGCGGTGGCAGATGCTCCAGATCCTCCACCTCCTGAAAACGTAACTGTTGGTACTTCTGCATATCCACTGCCCTCATTGGTAATTGATACGCCGTTGACCTCACCATTGGCATTTATCGTTGCTACACCTGTTGCTTGTGTGCCTCCGCTTGCTGGTGCTGCTATGGTCACTGTAGGGGCAGAGGCATACGTTCCACCTGCCCCTACACTTACACTGCGTACTCGGACATCAGGGATGAATTGATCCGTCTTAACAGTGTGTGGCCACCTCGCCCGTTCTCTCGCAAGACGAGCGTATTTGTTGAAACTTGCGACTGCTGCATTGCCTTCATCAGAATTCAAAGAGGATGCACCAATCGTGTGCATGAATCGGTACAACAACCCTAGCGTTGGGGCTGTTACACTATCACCTACAGCAACATTCCTCATGATTGTGCTCTGTGGCTTTCGTTGTCACGCAGCCATTCTTTCCGAAACTGTTTGTCTTCCCAACATCCTTCGCCGCATGCGTTGATTGCATTTGCCCAGTCTGTAATGGGTATGTGTGCAATCGCTTGACCAAGACCTTCAACAACCTGCTTGCCAAGGTTACGGGCAACCCAACGGGATTTCATAGCCCGTTCAGTCTCCTGGTGCTGCTTCATGTTTACGTCATACCTGACATAACGCTCAAGGTCACGCATGAAGGTGTCGTAGCTTTGTCCCTTTTGTTTAGCAAGGGTGCTCCAGTTTGGTGCGAAGATTTGGTTCATTATAGTAAGTTTCCAAAGATTACATCTGCAATAATTCGCAATCTACCTGCTGTTGATGCACCCAGTTTGTCGCTGGCTTGCAAGCGTACTATTAAATACTTAGTTGCGGATGTATCATCATAGGAATATATCTTGCTATTTGCAGACGACACTAATGTAACTGTCACATCATCAGTCTCACCTGCTGAACTTGTCGTGTCTGTTGCATCAAAATAATCTCCGTCTGATGCACTAGCACGGGCCGCCAATAAGGGATCAAGTACTTTGGCAGTCATATAACCGTCAAGGTCATCATCATCCCCTATACTAAATAATGGACTTGTGGTTCCTGTAAAATTTTCTTCAACCACCGTAAATACATTTCGCACAATGGTTCCTGTCTTCAATGGAAACAGCTTATATGTCTGTGTGTCTCCATTAGATTCTCCTGCTGGAGCGTTATTCACCAACTGCTTCCAGTCAATGACTACACTTACGGCTTTTTCATTCTCCGCAGGTGGTGTTAAATTTAAGTTAATCTCTGTATCTGCCATGTTAAGAAAAACCCGTAGCCACAAGCGAAAGGAATAAACTTATGACTACGGGTTGGTTAGGGGTAATTCGTTTTAGGCCAACTCAATCAGTTGCATGTAGATGTCTACACTCCCTGCTGTCAGAGCAGAAGGACTTCCAGAGGTTGCGTTCGTAAACACAACTTCCAGAGCATCTGCGGCTTGGTCATGAGAGCCTGCCAAGGTTGCTGGTGCTGCACCAGCGGCTGCAAGAATCGTCCCTGCACTTTTGACTGAGGTGGACTCAATGAAGTTGTTTGGATCTCCATCGGTTCCAACTTCCATCGTGAAAGCACCAGAAGTACCAGCAAATGCCGTGGTGACATTTGCAGCTACCTTAGCCACAATAAAGTTGGATGGTGTGTTGCCTAAAGCGGCAGTGACAGTATCGGCAGCTCCCGTACCTTCATCCACATCAGTGTACGCAATTGTCCACTTATGTGTAAAGCCAGCGGCTTTTTCCTGAAGGCTGAGAATATCGACCTGCGAAATAGTTACATCTGTGTTAGCCATGTTATTAAGTCTCCTCTGTTAAGGATTAGTTATAGAAGAAACCATGTGATTTGATGGACTCAACACCAAGGGTGCAAATCATCTCACAAAAACCTCTGCGTCCGCCGCCTTGGTTTTCCAACTCAGTGCGGTTATCAGCTTGAAGTGTGAACAAGCAGTAAGAACCTGTATCCAGAAGTAATGCACTATCTCCGTTGAGAGTAGCACTTCCACTGGTACGATCAACGAACACGGAAGCTGGAACAACTTCGACGATTCCGAAATCACCTTCGTAGAGAGTGATATGGCTTGTCATCTTTCCAGATGTAGCATCTTCATTTCTGCGATATACATCATTGGCAGTATTGACACGTCCAAAGTCAGAAACTTGACTGCGAATTG